TTCGCGTGTTTGTGAATGAACTTGGCGGCACGGTCAGCGAAGCGGAGACGCGGAAGTTGCTCGGTCTTGCGATTCCTGATATAGATGAGCCTGTGTTGACCGGCAAACTGCGCGATGTCATGCAAGAGTGGACAAATGATGAGCAACCAGTTCCCGAGGCTGGGTTCTCGCCCATGATTTCAAGCCGCGAGGTGTTCAAGGCAATGACATCAGATGAATTGCGACGCGAAGGCGCGAAGCGACGCAAGGCTGGCAAGAAGGGTGACAATTGTGGCAACGGATTTGGCGGCTTTACAGGTGACAATGTGTGCGCGAGTGGCCCACACGATTATCCCGAAACACGCAAATCACCAGTCAAAAAAGGCAAGGCAAAGAACGCCAAGGACAACACAACTACGCAAGAAGAACGCGTGCGCGGCGGCGCACTTCTTGACGCGGGTCTTTCGATTGAACAATCCATTCGTGTTGCCGCACGTGAGCGCATGAAAGATGCAGATGAGCTTCTTCGCACAGACGCACACTTGTTTGCAGCGGGCGCGGTGACCTTTGTGCCGCCTGAATCGGTGGCACGCGCAGCAGCCAAGGCAATGGGAGAACTTGAGGGCGATGATCGTGAGATTGCAGAGAAATGCGCCCGCAGAGAGGCATTGACGGTGGCTGAAGTGCGACAATGCGCGTTGTATGGGGCAAAGTGGGTCACAAACGCACTTGCTAGCGTGGAGCAACGCAATGCATGAAATGACGGCAGAGAATGTGCAGGACAACGAACGACTCGCGCGTGCGGTATGGCGCGATGTCGTTCGTCGGGCAGCGGTAGAGATGGCAACAGGTCGCAGTTATGAAGAAATGTGGCAACGCGCCACCAGTCTGATGGAGCAACGATTAGGAGTTTCCTATGCGTTGGGTTCGGGCAATCAGAGCAACAGTCAAGCCACAATGCTGACCGAACTTGCCAGACCGAAGATTCAGTCTGTCGTGGATCGAACGCGAGAGCGCGTCAACAAAGACATCTTGAGCATGGAGGGTGTACATGGGACAGAGACAACAGCCATTCTGTACTTGTTGTTCTTCGATGGCGAGGACTCGATGTTTAGACGAATGTCTCGGGGCATTCCTGCCGCCGCTGACCGACTTGCAGCGCAATGGAGAATCGATAGAGCAAGTGCGCTTCGCGCGTACCGCCTTGCCTCTCAAGACCGCGATATTCAAGCTGCCATGCAACAGCCAGGCAACGAATCTGCGCGCATACTCGCAGATCTCAATCACCGCGCACTCAACGTGGGCGTGGTGGCAAATGGAAGTCATCCCAACGCACGGGCAACGCATCCGCTCATGCGAATCCGAGAAGTAATGGATTCACGAACACGCGGAAATCCCTCGGGAAAATACCCCAATGACGGGTTTCACTGGCAAGTCAATGGGTACATCAACACCGTGGATGAGATTGTGCGGCAGCATCTAATTCCACCGTGTGGAGTCAACTGCCGAGCCACACTTGTTCCCGTGTCGGCAAATCGTTGCGCCATGCTTCACCTGACAAATAGCACGGGCGAAATCGACTTTGCGGCAATTCGCGCGTATAATGAGACGCGACAGGTGTACATTGACAGTGGCCTGTACCCTGACGCTGGTTTCCACTAGCACATCCCTGCCACGCTCATGCGCCTCCCTTCCCCTTGATGCATGAGCGTGGCTTTGTTAGTGCGTTGTTTGGTATTGCGTAACAAAACGCATACACTTAAGTACATTTGTATGCATATTGATCCGATAGATATAGAAAGATAAGGTTTTCTGTGTCTGATGAGCGCACGATGCCCGAACCTCTTGGTTCACACACGATTGACCGCAGCGGCGACAAGGTGATTATTCGCCGTTTGGAGCTGTTTGCTGGGTTTGATCCAACGATTGATGACGGCAAAGACGTAGAGATTTCCAAGTACGACATCAGCAAGGTGACGCAGATTGTGGGTCGCACGCGCCAGTTTATTGCGCGCCAGCAGCACCCTCGCATTGTGGTGCTTCACTCGCAGGAAAACCACAGTGAGCCAAAAGAGGCTGTGGGCGCGGTGCTAAATGTTGAGTTGGACGAGCGCAATGGCGTGGCGTTCATCGTGGGCGATGTAGAGATGAGCGGAGCTGACTTCGACATTTACATTGCAAGTAACAAATACCCTCGGCGGTCTGCCGAGATTTGGTCGGATGACCACATGAGTGAGGTCGCCTTGTTAGGGCGTGACACTCCACGCCGACCGTTACCCGACACTCGCTTTGCGAAACAAGGCGACAAGGTCGTGTTTTCAATGGATTGCACAAGTTGCACAGCGGTTGCCCCTGGTGCTGGCAATGTGTTTGTTCCAGGGGCAAATCCCAAACGAAAGGCGGCTGTGATGGCAGACGAAGCCAAGACTGAAGTAGGCGCAGAAGACATGGGGAAAATCCTCGCGTCCATGCAAGCCGATATTGCGAAGCTCAAAGACGAGAATCGCAAGATGTACAACGAACTCACCGGCAAGTCAAAGTGCGAAGTCGCATCTGAAGACGAGAAGGCTGAGAGCGATGTTGAGAAGGAAGAAATGGAAGAGGACGAGGAGAAAGAGGAAGCCAAGATCGAAGCAACTCGCAAGGGCGAGAAGGCATCGTTCGGACGCGAGAAGGCACGCTTTGAGCGACGCATTGCTGCGCTTGAAACCGAACTCTCTAAGGAACGCTTCTCCCGCGAACTCGACTCAATGGAAGCAGACGGATATGCCGTGTCGTGCTGCCGCGAGGAGATGGTCGCAGAACTCTCCGCTGCAAAGGATGCAGATCGCAAGATTGCATTCTGGCGCGATAACTTCCGCCGTGATCCAGTTGGAGTGCGCGTCATGGCGCGTGCGGTTTCTGGATTGCGTCCAGGCACGTCAGAAATTATTGATCGTGACACCGTTGCCAAGCTCGTTGCTGCGGCAGACGGCGATGCAGAAAAGTTCAAGTCACTCATGGCCAAGGCAAAAGCCAACGGCTAAACAGAAAGAGGTTCCGATATGGGTTCGTTCAGCAATACCCCATCACTCGTCGCGGGCGGCACAATTGCCCCTTACCGATTCGTGAAGGTTTCAGGTCGTAACACAGGCGTGCAATGCACCGCCATCACGGAGACAATGGTCGGCGTGACAGACGGTTCAACGCTTGCGTTTAATTCTGCTGATCACGCGGTCAGCGGTGGAGTCATCAATCTTCAAGGCGGCGAAGTTGTGCTTCTTGAGGCATCGGCAGCAATTTCTGCCGGCGCACTTGTTGGTACATCCGCAAACGGTCGTGCAGTCACCGCGATTGCAACAGCAAAAGTCTACGGCGTGGCTCTTGAGCCAGCTGCCGGCGCGGCTGAAATCATTCGTGTGTTCAAGAACAGCGTTTACGTTTCGGCGTAATGCATTCATCACCTTTCCTTCAGAGGTAAACAAACATGGCAGACATTGGACTTGGTGGTGGACTGAATACATTCGTCCCCACCTTCAGCGAGGCTACTGGCCTCATTCAGACCGAGTTCACGCGCAATGTGAAAACATTTGCGCTCAACCGCTACACCAAACTTGTCCCCGTCACACAGACTTCAGGTTACTACCTGCGGATCAATTCTGACGAGGCTGTACGCGTGGTGAGCGAGAACGATTTCGCTTGGGCTTACGGCGAAGATCGTCCTACCGGCATCAACAACGACTTTGAGTTCACGCAGTTCACCACGAAGCGTTTTGAAAAGGGATTCACCATCCCCTACGAAACAGCCCGTGTTGCAGCGTGGGACATTGTTGCTCAACACGCACGCAGTCGTGCGTCGCAGTTGATGACCCTTCGCACCAACCGCGCGCTTGGCGTTCTTACTGACTCCGCAAACTGGACAGCAAGCACCAACTACTTTGCCGACTACGATGCGCTCACTGGCGAAAGCACTGCGAGTGGCATCTACACCTCCGGCAACGACAGCGGCGTGCAGAAGCTTTTCCAAAAGGCATCTGAGAAGATTCTGATCAACACCGGCGGTGCGGTTCAAATGAACGACATCATCGCTGTGATGAGTCCTGCGACAGCGTTCAAGATCTCGCAAACCGCTGGAATGCGCGACATCCTGAAGTATCAGGCTGGCGTGAATCTCGCACAAGGCAACGGAGTCTTCAGCCGCTACGGCTTGACTCCAACCTTGTTCGGCATTGGCGATGTTGTGATCGAAGATGCAGTGAAGATCACCTCGCAGAAGGGTGCAACGAAGGCAGCTTCGTACATTCTTGCGCTTGACACTGTGTTGTTTGTCTCTCGTCCACAGGGACTTGTGGGCGTTGAAGGTGGAGCGTCGTTCGCGACCTTCACAAACTTCGTCTACGAGGACATGACAGTTGAGACGATGGACGATCCAAAGAATCGCCGCACGGCTGGCAGCATTGTGGACAACTACGCTCCAGTTCTGACTGCGCCACTCGCTGGCCTGTTGGTTGCAAACATCGGCGCGTAAGCAGTTCTCCCTCCTGAGATGTCGTAGGGGTTTGGCTTTAGCCTTACCCCTACGACAGATTGGCTGAAAGGTTTTCCATGTCGATTCCTTACGCCACCGTCACTCAATTCAAGGACTTCGTTGATGAACGACTTCTTGCTGAACTTGGCGCAGACGCGGAGTCAGACGGTGCTGTCACAAGTGGCAACACCATTATCATGGCGGCTCTTACTCGGGCCAGCCATGAGTTGCAGACGTTTGCGCTGCGTGGCGGGGCGTACACGGCCGAGGATTTAGATGATTTACAGACTGCTGGCAACATGATGCTGATTGGCATTGTGTGCGACCTTGCGTTGGGCGTGCTTCTTTCTCGACGCGGTGGTCCTTATGGTGATGCACTGAGCGACCGAATGAACCGCACAAATGCGATTCTTGGTGATCTTCGCGCAGGACATCGTGTGTTCCCAGTCTCAACCACGATTGCAGCAACGCAGCCATCACTTTCAGTGATTACGGTGCAGCAACGAGGAGCGTTGGGCATGGTTGCAGATAGCGAATTCTTTCCACGTCGAAACTACACGGCGGTGCAATAATGGCGAGTGAACGCCGGCGCGCCATCATGCAGTCCGTGACGAACAGCATTATTGCTCAAATGGTGGCTGGTCTAAAGGACAACCTCACGACCTCAACTGATTGGAGCGACACGCCGTTGGCTCCGCTCGGCGTGTGGGATTCGGAACGACTAAAGTTTCGCACGGTAGGCAGCAAGTTGCCGTCCTTTGCGGATCGCATCAATTCCGATACGCCGCTCGTTGATACGGGCAAGTTGTTGAACTCCATCAAGTTGGGTTCGGTAATTACAGCGGCAACGACTTCGGATGGTCGCCGTGGAATATCGATTACTGCGACAATTGTTGCTGAGTCGTATGGCTTAGATCACACGGCAGAGCAATCGGTAACCGTTGATCTTGGACGCACCAAGGCAATCCGCGCTGCACGAAACTTTGGAAGTTTGCGTAAGGGCTTTGATTTTGTAACCCGAACGATCTCTGTGCCACCACGACCGTGGAACGGCGTGAGTCGATCACGACTGCTCACAATGACAAACAACGCTCTCACGGGCGCAAGGAGTTGATATGGCTGCTGGTGACTTTCATGTTGCAGGACCGACCAAGATTTACATTGGTGGAACCGAAATTGGATGGACAGACAACGACGATCTTGTGAGCATTGAGGTTCGCGATCACTATCGCAACTTCACACGGCTTGATCTTGGCGCGATGATTGCGGAGAGCGTACTTGCGGGTTCAACCGCAACAATCTCATTCACAATGGTTGCGTGGGATAACACTGCGCTTTGGACTCAACTTGGTCTTGCGCGTGAAATTGCGGGTGTAACTGTGGCAAACGAAGGCAAGTCTGCGTTGGTCGGTTCAGTAGCATCAGCTCACGACCTAAGCCTGACGATTGAGCCACAGCGCGCTGGTCAAACGAAGTATGCGTTTACCAGTGTCATTCTTGCAAGTGGACCCGAGTACATTGACTTTGGCAACGCTACCAAGCGAATTGCACTGTCGTTTACCACGTTGGGCGCAACAACCTTTGCAACCACAACTACCACTGTTGCCTCCGCTTAATTTATGCCAGCACTGACCGACTTCCATGTTGATGGACCAACAAGCGTGAGTATTTCGCGTGGTGGTGACGATACGGGCATTCAGCTTGGGTACACCACAAACGATGACATGATCACAGTGACTGTCAGCGATCATCGGTTCTACTTCCACACTACCGACAGTGGTCAAATGTACGCGGATGCGGTGACGCTTGGTAGCACGGCTGTCATTCGGATGACATTGGTGTCGTGGAATCAAGAAAAACTGCAAGACTTAATTACGTGGTCGCGTACTGGATCTACCGCACCGTTCACCGGCGCGCCTGTTTCGGGAGACGCCCAAAGCGAAGGCTTGACAG